ATACGTTTAGCGCCACGTTCAAATGATTCCTCAATGCGCTTATATCGTTCCGCGCATACTGCTTCATGAACGCTAATTCGTGTATTGTTCTCGGCTTCCATAATTACCTTGCAAGTGCGTTTTTATTCTCACGGGCAAGTTCTCCCGCCTGTATAGCTATTAAAGCGTTACGGACGCCTTCATCGCTTAATCCTTTTGACAAGTTTTTATATTTATCGTACTTAGGTAATATATTTTGTTGACCCATTTTTGATAACATATACTGTCGCATCCCTGCTGAAATTAATTCTGGCGCAATTGCACCTACAAATGCACCTGGGCCACCACCAGCTAACGCGCCTGCAACAGCTCCAGCACCGCCGCTAAGACTGCGGCCTACAACTGTTGCTGCGCCTGGCGTACCAATCGTACTAGGGGGTACGTTAACTCTTGGGAATGTATTAGCAAATTCAGCTATAGTTTTTAAATCGCCTGTCATAAACTTATCGTTTTGAATATCTCGGCCTAATTTTTTAGCGTCTACAGAACCTGAACCTACACGAATAGCATCTTCAATCGTATGGCTAATTGCCATGCGTTGACGTGACGCTTTAAATTGTTCTAATAAATTTGCTAATTTAGGGTCGCCCGATGCTTCTAAATTACGAGCAATTTGACCTTCTAAAGCCGTAGATATATCAAGTTGCGATTTAGCTAAAGCATTTTCGCCTTTTCTAAAATTACCGCTAGCTTGCTCACGTAAATTTTTAATGACGTCTACAGCATCCGCTGCGTCAAATTTTTCAACCTGATACCTAGAAATTAATTTACCCACTTCGTCAGGTACAGCTTCAGGGAAAGATTTAGATGGGCCTGTATATTTTGACTGAATATTAGCTAGATCATCTAAATAAACTGTATCTGCAACAATATTACCTAAATTTTTAACAGGTTCATAACCTTTAGCATATTCTGTCGCGCGAATATCTTTCATTGATTCGGGCGTTAATGGCGAGTTTTCAGGTAAACCAACTGCACGGCGCGCTACTTTATCCGCCATTTGTTGATTCTTAATAGACGCAAGTTGTTCTAAATGAGTTTTACCTGCAATTCGTTCCTTTACAACATTTGCGCCAGTAGGCGTTAAACTACCAGGCGTTACAACAAAACCTTCTCTTTGCGCGGCAAGAACATTTGCGTCACGAACAGCGTTGGCTTCTTTTTGTGACTGTAGCATAGCATTTTTAGACTTAGCCATCATTTCTACAGGCTTTACTAAAGCATTAATTGGATTTGTAGCCGATGCAGCGGTTGTTAATGCACCTGCTGTTTTAGCCATCCCAACTTTACTTGCCGCACCTGCGCCGCCTGAGAATAATAAAGATAAATCACTAATGGCACCGATAGGATCTTCAGCCATTGTACGTTTAATTTTTTCCCAATCGCCATAACGATCCGTATAAATACCACCAACGGCGTTAGCAGTTTTAATAGCGCGTTCTTTATTAGCAGGGTTAGAATCAAATTTGTCTATAAAACTAACTGCTTCTTTGGGTAACACATTGTAAACACCGCCTGCTAAAACATCGCCAATAGTTTTGGCGGTTTCAATTGGATTTGTAACAGCTTGATATATACCCATTGCCGCTTCAGCCGTGCTTTTAGGTATATTTGTTACCGCCGCCATAGGAACTTCACTTATGGCGTAATTACGACGTGAAAGTTCAGCGCCGACATTTTGCCGTGTTTGCACGTCAAATTGATCAAAAGGATTACCGTTTGCAACGGGGGGTGTGGCTACAGGAGCTGTGTCAAATTGGTCAAAAAGATTAGCGGCCATTTAGCGCCCCAATGCTTTAGCTGCTGCGCCTGCGCCATACTTAGCATCAAATTGCGCGGCTAAATTTGGGTCTTTTCTAAGCATATCAACCGCAGCGGAAGGTACTCTACTTGGGCCAGACGGCGCGTTTGATGTGTCTACATTGTATTTTTTAAGCTCAGAGCGTTCAAATAAAGATTTACCGCCTTGACCATTAAACCAAGCATTTTCAGCGCCATCGTAAGTTTTATTTTGTTGATACCAACTATCATAAAAGTTACGCTTTTCAATGGCTTGTTTTTGTTGCGCTTTAGCTACATTTAATAAAAATTCATTAGCTTGAACAGTATTGCCAAGTTGCGCGCCTGTGCTTGTAATACGTTCTGCATCGGCGGCAGTTTGTACACCTTTTTGTTCTAATTGCTTTTGTAATACAAGATCATTTAAGTTAGCTTTAAAAACTTGAGCGTTTGTAGCATATCTAGTTGCTTCTGGAACGCCTAGCGCGCTTAATATGTTAGCGGCGCCTTTTTGTGTTTCTGCGGTAAATCCTGTTTTAAATCCTTGATTTAATAACGATAAGTTAGTATCAATAGCAGGTAAAGTTTTAGCGGCAAGTTTAGCCGAGTTAGCTACATCTTCATAACTTTTAACTAAATATGTTCCTCGACCTATTTGTTCAGCTTTTTCTCCTGGTGGCATATAAACTTGCGATGACCCTGCGCCTGCACGTTTTAACGCAGCTTGATAAGCTAAGAAATTTGGATCCTTTAAGCTTGCTTCATACTCTTTCATCGCAGTTGTAGGCGCTGCGTTAAGAGCTTGTTGTTTAAAATAATCTTCTGCTTTAGTGCCAAGCATTGTAAAGTGTTGTTTACGTTGCGTTTCATTCATAGGCGCTACAGTTGCCCATTGTTGTTGAGCGGCTTCAGGAGTTAATCTCTTTTTTAAAACACTATCTTGAAGATGCGCTAAAACATTTTCATCAGAAGTATTAAATATTAAATTTTTATTTGCTTCTCTATGCTCCGTTATATCTTGTGCGTTAATTTCACCTTTAAGTTTAGTACGTTCTAACCCTGCTTTTTCTTGGTCGGCTAATAATTTCTCATACGTTAAGCCTGTTTTTCCAAACTGGCGTAATCCACTTCTACCTTCAGGCGTATTTAAATCGGTGCTTGCTAAATAGTTACGGATTCCTTCACTTTCGGTAAGCTCACGCTCCGCTTCTTTTATTTTTAACGCATTAAGTTGTTGACCTTGTTGCCCACTTTGAATTTGCGATACCGCCGCCAATTGATTTAACGGATTTTCAATTTGAATGGGCTTGTACCCCATTGCAATACTTGGATCAATAGTTGCCATATTTATTCCTTAAAAATCACTTACGTATTGCGCTGCAGTAGGCGGCGTATACGTTGGGTTATAACCGCCGCCGCCATATACATTGCTTGCGCCATATTGACTACGTAAACTATTATTTTGTAGTTGATTCATTAAATTTTGATTTTGGTAAAAGTTTAATCCTTGGCCTACGGCACCGCTTAACGCATTGGCTCCCCCAACGTAACCAGATGCTCTTGCATTACCTGCGCCAATAATGTTACTGCCTTGAGCAGCGCCAAATGCACCTAATGCGCCTGTTTGCCCTGACGCTAAATTACCGTATGTACTAGTAGCCCCTGTAGCAAAATTTTGCGCTGCTTGTTGGGCTTGTTGAGTTGCCGACTGCCCTACACCTGCTAGACTTTGCAACGGTGCAAGCGTGTTAATTCGTTCAGTTTGGAAACGGTTAAAAGCATTACCATAGCCTTGTTCTCTTGCAGCGCGTTCAGCTTGATAACGATTAAACGCGTTTTGATATTCTTGCGATTGCGCGCTACGATTAGTTTGAAAACGATTGTAAGCGTTACCATACTCTTGCGATGCTAAATCAGATCCGTAACGCTGCGCTCCTTTAAGAGTAGCGCCTGATAATAGCCCCCCTCTTGACGCTGCTGTACGGTCAAGCGCTTTCATGCCTTCAGATAGACGGAACGCATAACCTGGATCTGCTTGGAAGTCGGATGCACCAAAATTTCTCATAGCAGACGCTGGATCGTAACCCGCAACACCACCAAAATTTTGCATAGCGGATGCTGGATCGTAACCAGGCACACCGCCAAACTTAGCTGAACCGTATGGGCCTTGCAACTGCGCTAACAACATATTTTGACCAGTAAGGCCACCTTGCCTAAATGGTTCGCCTAATTCAATTTGTTTGTTATATTGCTCACGTTGCAACGCTAATTGTTTTTCAGCAATATCACGTTGAATTTCTATTTGTTGACCAGAAATATCTCGTTGCGCTTGCGTAGCTTCGCCTGCCGCTTGTGATTGCGAGCTAGATGCTCGGTTAGATGAATAAGCGCCTATTAAGGCTGCGCCACCTATTGATGCTGCTACCCATCCTGCCATTATATTTCTCCCTCATTAACAAGTTTAGCTGTGTTTGTTGTCGCTAATTGTTTAACTCTATTTTCCCCTAACCCACATTCAGGCACAACATAAAGTCGATCTTCTAGGACTGCTATATCTTTACAATCATCAGGATTTGCGTAAATATCTACCCAAATCACTTCATCTTCAAATACGCGGCCAACACGTTGTTCGCCAGCACAAGCATCAAATTCGCATGGCGCAGTCAATATTTTTACTTCTGTGCCAATATTAACAGCAATTGTACCCTTTTCTAGCCGAACTTTGTAATCTGTTTTATGCGCTGCTCCCGTTAAAATACACCAAGGCGGCACAGTAATCTTTCTTTCGTAAACATTTGGCATAAAAGTATGCTCAGTTACAATGTCTGCTTGCTCCATTTGAAGCAGCTCATTTTGCAACTTTATAATCTTTTCAGGTGTTACGTTAATATTAGCCAAGCCCATATTTGCAAACATAGGTATCGTAGGTAAAAACCCTTGGCCGTAAGTGACGTTCATCTCAATTTGCATATTATTCTAGCAATAAATTGTTGTTTGATGCTGCTTGCGTTGTAATCCAACTTGTGCCATCTGACACAAGTGTTGCCCAATTACCTGCTACGTTATCTAGTATGGCAGTACCCGCAGCTCCACCCGCCCTTGATACAACATTACTAGACGCTGACACTAATGATTGATTCTGATAGTTAATAAAATATAAAACCCGCCCTGTGTTAGCCGATGGCGACGGTAGCGTAACCGTGCAAGTAGAGCCTGTCTTGTTGTTTATTAACCATGTATCTGTAGATGCTACACTAAAATTAGCCGTTTTGGTAACTGGCGCAGTTGTTGTTACGGTGCCACTTGTGCTTAACGTGCCAGTTGCAAAGGTTAACCCTGTGCCTACGGTAACATTGCTAAACCCGCCTGCACCATTGCCGTACAGAATAGACGTACCACTTGTAGCTGGTGCGTAGTCTGTCCCGCTTACAGCTGCGCTAATGGCTGTACCGTTGCCTTTAAGAATACCTGTAATGGTTGTAGTTAACGTAATAGCAGGGGTTGTAGTGCCTGTAGCTACCGTGCCAGCAAAGCCATTAGCAGACACGACAGACACGCTAGTAACCGTACCGCCTGTACCCGCAATAGTTATGCTACCTGCACCATTAGTAATGGTTATCCCCAAACCAGCGGTCAAAGTTTTTAAATCATATTTTTGCCCTGCTGTATTGCCAATTAATAACTGACCATTAGTAGGGTAACTACTTAATCCTGTACCGCCATTGGGTATTTGAACAATACCTAAATTAGCGCCTACAATCGTATAGATGTTGTTAAAGAACCTAAACCATTCCCGTGACATTAAACCTGTGCGTGGATCTATTAACTCAACTCTAGGCGCAGGAATCTGCGTGATGTTAATTGGATCAGGCATTAGTTGGTGACAGCAATAGTTCAGCGTTGGTAATGGCTATCTTTACTGGATCGGTGCCTGACACTTCATAGACACGATCACGCAACTTTTGTGTCATGCCAAGCCGACGCCAAAAGGTACGGAATCCATATTGACCAATTTTGCCCATTGACGACCAATGCTCATTTGACCATGTGTGACCTGCATCATCTGACCAACGCAACATAGCTTGAGGGTTGTACCCAGGCGCGGCAGAATAAGCATTTGTTGCTAAAATATACCCATTAATATCATCAGAGCTAGGGTTAGTACCTAAAAGTTCAAATTGATCGTTAGACTCCGTGGTTAAGTCTAGTCCAGCTTGCGTAATTAAATTAGTTTGCACATACTCAGCAACAATTTCTTTGCCATCTTCTGTTATTAAATCTTCTGCATCATACGCGGGGTATAAATTTAACCCAACCCCTGTTTCAGCATTAAGTTGCAAAGTATGTTGAGCTGTACGTTTGAAGTTATTTTGTCCTGGCATTAACGCGCGCCATGAACGTAACCATTTTTGAGGTTGATTATTATCAGAGTACGTATCTAAGTCAAGTTGATAGATATTGCCATTTTCGTAATCACCAACAATAATCGTACCGCCAAAGTTACATTGGTTGTTGCTACGATGTCTTGTAAAGTTGCCGTCAATAAAACCTGCTCGTTCATGCCACGCTTGTGTAGACACATCATAAACCCATGTAGCGTTGCCTGTTGGAAAACTAAGTACATAAAACGCATGACCGTCTTGCTGATAGGTATAAGCCACCGCATCGGATATGTTGCCGTACTGTTGTATTTGCCATTCAATTGCATGAGTAGAAACCCGAACACCTGTGTAGCCATTAGCACGGTAAACGATACCTTGACCACGGGCGTCTGTGCCTAACCAAAATAAACCGTTATCTAACTTAGCAACTGAAAATGCTGCAACGCAACCAATTTCATTAAAAGCACCTTGAATACGTGTAAGAGGAAAGTCGGTAGCGCCTGAGTCATACCAAACTTCAACTGAATCTGTACCGAATACCCATAACTCACGGTGGTCGGATATAAGCGCAACTACGCCGTCTGGTGAACCTTCTGCGCTAGCAAAGTCTAACGGATCAACGGACGTACCATCTAGCAACTGTGAAACCCATATTTTTTGACTATTTGGCTCGTTAAAAACAAAATAGCCATCTAAGTACGATACAGTTACAGCGCCAGGGAAATCAGGATCAATAATCTGTGCAAAGACGTTAGTTACTTCGTTATAGATAAAACCATCAGGATTACACGCTAAGAATATCTGCGTGCCATTGTCGGCAATAGATACGGGGCCTGTACCTGATACAGTACCTAAAAGTACAGGCGTACTTGTTGTGCTTGTTAATTTATAAAATCCTTGCCCAGATACTACATAAAAATCTGAGCCATTTGTTTGGTGCGCCCATAATGCCCTAATAGGGCCAGTACCGACAGTCTGTAAAAACTTTAGCCCAGGCGCGCGTTGTAAAAACCCTGTTTCTTCTCCTTCAGTTACAACTTCGGGAAAAAGGTTAACCATACGGGCATCCGCCGCATTAACGCTACGTGCCACATACGATTGACCTAAAATCGGGGTTTTCATTGTTTATGCAACTACAGCCTTAATTACTGCAAATGCAATTACAATCGCTTCGGATAATGAGCCTGTTGTAATATTACGCACGTTAATACTTGCTGACCCTGCGGTTGATTGAGCATTTAATAAATAAGAACCCGCCGTACCACCGCTAATATGATTCATTATTAAAATATCGCCTGCTTCAATTACAGTATTAGTTAATGTAAAACTAACAGTTGTATCTGCTGCTAACGCAGCGTTATTTAATGTAATTTGTCCAGTAGATTTACTTAATGTTACGCTAGTTGCTTTGCTAGTAATTTGCGTTATGGTGCCACCTGAACCTGTAGTGTAGCCTTGTTTACCCGTGCCTGAAATAACTTGATTGCCTGTTGTGCTAAGACTTGTACCTGTAGCTACACCAATTACAGGTGTAGTTAAAGCCATGCTAGTGCTAGTACAAGCAGAAATATTGCCAGATGCTACCGTGCCAAGCACAGGGGTTACAAGCGTAGGGCTTGTAAACAAATTGGTTATTGACAGTTGTTTAGTCGTGCTAGTAGATGCTTGCACAATCGGCAATACATCAGCGCCAGCTTGAACTGTTGCAACGGGTAAAGCTGAAATAGCAATCGTAGCCATGATTTATCCTTAATAATTTCCTGCAAATATATTGTACCGTTGGCGTGTACCAACAATACTGTAGGGTAATGACATAATATCATCTGGGTTGTTAATACGTTTTAGGTTGCGTTTAGATGTCATAGCAATACGTGACACTTGTGGGCTTGGTTCAACGCCAAACTCGGCCGCAAACTCACACGCCAAGTTATATTTAAAGGCTCTTAAATAGCCTGGTGGAAACAATATATCAGTCGCAAGCGTAGCGGGTTGTGTTAATTCATCAACCGAAATAAAATGCCATTCCAAGACTTTAGTAGGCTTAGGATAGACATACATCTCAATATCAGGGTATGACATATTAATCCATATCACTTGCGGATATGTGCTAGTAACTGTTTTAACGGCAATACCATCATATTGCTGTTGATTAATAATCTTAATACCAAATGAGATATTGTTGGCAGGATCACGAAAATACGTGGCATCGTCTATTAAAACAGGGCGATTACCTACAAAATCACCTGAAGGCCCTAGCGTTCTACTTAATACATTAGGTGGCCAACTAAATACTTG